CCAAAACAAAAGATATTGAGCAACTCTGATATTGCTTTTTGACAATTTCGTAAATTATCTGATAAAAAATCATCAGATGTACATCGGTGTTAAGATGTAAAGTTCTTGGATGTCCTGATAGTAAACCTGAATTTTTATGGACAAGAACATCCTGATAAATAAAATCGGTGTCCATAAAATCGACCGAGAGTGCATAAATGATTTTCTCAAAATCAGGTGGGATTTTGTCACCACGTGATTTGTAGGCTTCCTTAATAAGCTGGATCATAACTGTATCTTGTAAATGCAGTAGGGTCAAATTTAACCCGGTCTCCCAGCCTTTAACGTCAAAATCAAGCATACAATCATGCCAACGAAGATGTTCAGCCATCAAAGGAGCATGTTTTTCCATATTTATGCCGATAGCATGGGGGCCTGCTCTACCTTTATTCCAAATATTCTTCATCTTTGTCGTCAAATCCTTGAATAGTTTTCCCGTTATGACCAAATGAATCATATTGCCAGTTCCTACAGTCCTAGTTTTAGGATTGTTGATCTTCTCAATTGGCACGAGTTCCTTTTTACGAAACTCACTCTTAAAATTCATTGGTACTACACCATTTCGATATTGTGCTTCGTAATACTCTGTATCATGAAAAACCCTATCTTGTATCCGTATTGCTTTTTGGTCTTCATCGTAAACAATAAACGGTTGTTTGCCTCTCACTCCTTTTTCAAGAGAATATGGCAATCCTGCGGAGCTATGTCTTTCCATGGGTAAAGAACCAGGCATTCTAATACCTGTAATAGCTTCCCTAGCATCATACATTCTGATTGTTGATAATTCAACACCATAAGTCCTATTGTACAATGCCACAAGGATATTCTTCATATTCTTTTGTCTATCTAAAGGATAATAGACATTTAGATCGCCATTGTATTTGTTTAATGAAACTTTCATATGATGTCGAGCATCTGGTGGAATCCTAGGGTCACCCATACTTTGTATAGCTGGTTGACTCTCAACATCAAAAACTCCATGAATAGGTGATTTCGTAAAACCTGGTGTTCTAGAAACCGCAATATTATTCACTGGAGATTGTCTTAAAGTTTTCTTGTTATCAAAAACTTCATACAATTCGTGATCTTCTTCTAGTGGATCTGTATTGTAGTAGGCTGTAGTGATCACTTGTTTAAACTCAAATTTTTTCTTTAACTCAGCAATTCTCTCTTGAGTTACGACTGCAATATAGTAGTCATAGCTCAATGCTGGGTCTCTGCAGGCAACAATACCTGTCAAAAATCTAGAACTCATTCTAGTGTTATCATGTAGAACTGGGGATCCA